TTTCTAATCATTATATAAAATCTTTAAATTGTTGAACTTCTAAATTAAATCTTGTTTGCTCTAAACTTTCTATTTGACTTTTAAGAACAGGTCTTAAATAAATAGTGTTATAAGTGCTACATTCTTTATAATGCTTTTTAAGAGCTTTAATATTTTTTTTAATAATATCTATGTCTGTCATTTTGTTAAAGTTTTATTTATTTAAGTTGATTTATATAATCATTAGCAAATTTTTCTTGTGTGATTATAAATGTTAGGCACTCTAAACATTCTTTATTTGTCATTGTGTATATATCTTTTTTCATAGTTTTATTTGTTTTGTTTTAGTATTAATATATTTCAAATATATATAATATATACCAAACTACAAAAGGTTTTCATCAAAACTTTCAATTTGTTCCTGCAGGTCATTAATTTTTAATAGACCTTCATTTCTTAATTCTCTTAGTTTACTGTTTTGAACTTTACAATTAGCTATATGTGTTTGAAGATTATTAACATAGAATAAGATGTCTATTATTAATGTTTGCATTAGGTCTAAAGCTGCAGCTTCTTTAGTATCTATTTTTGAATCAGCACATTGTTTATTAATTGTTTCTGATAATAGAATTGCATTGTTATAAAATGATAAATCTTTAGTATTCTGTATCTTGTCCATTTACTTTTATTTTATTATTTAATAATTCAATTGTAGCAAATATAAAATTTTCTTTTTCTTTATTAGTTTTCATGACAGGTTTTACACAAATCCATAAGTTACCAGACTTTGAAGGGTTTATAAATTTCTTAATTAATATTCCTATTTCTTTCATTATAATTCTTTTTTAATTTCATCACCTGTTTCTATAATTGAATCTAAATACATTTGCTGCATTTTTTTATTTTCTTTGACAGTTTGACTTATTAGAAAAGGTAAGTCTTTTAATAATGATTCTACATTCCAAACTAACCACCTTTCATCATCTGGGTAACTACCAAAGCCAATATGAACTTCACCATCATAAACTTGCAAATGGTGAGTTTCATGAATATATGTATTTTGTTTATGCCTTTGCACATCAGCTTTTAGTTTTGTGATTTCTTCTTTTAGCTTTTTTATTGTACTCATGATAATTGTTTTTTAATTGATTCTAATTTAATGTCTTCAAGGTATTGATATTCTAAATTATCAAAAACATATTGTGAATTTACTAATGCTTCTTTTACCCACTTGGTTCTCCAATCTGGTAAATCTTGATACTTTAATAATGCTCTTAATGTTTCTGTAACACTAATCATTTTGTCTAAATCTTCTCTTTTAATAATTGCCATAATTTTTGTTTTTAATTATTTTGTTTGTGATATTCTTTTCTTATTTTATTTTTTATTTGTAAAGCTCTTCTGTATTTGTCAGAGCTTAACTTTATTCCACTATATTCAATAACTTCCATAGCTGAATCAATAATTTTTAATTGTTCTAATGTAAATTTAATTTGTGTCATATTGTTTGTTTTTAAATGTAATTGTTTTCTATTGCTATTTCTTTTATTTTATCCATTGTACTTTTAGTAAATTTTATTTTTTCTGTTCCTTTGTCAAAAACTGGATTACAATTATCTCCAATTGTTTTCCACATAAATTGTAATTCTTTTTCTGTAAAATACTTTTTTAAATTTTGTGTCATTTTGTTTGTTTTAATGTTATACAACAAATATATATATAATATATCAAACAACCAAATGTAATATTTCTTCTTGAGGGGATTTTATGCTGCTTTACTATCTCAGCTTTTTAATAGTAGTATGTCAGAACTATAGCAAAGTTTATTAAATCAACGAACAATATCATTAGAATTGATTTGGATTTGATGTTGCATAATCTACATAATTACATTTTCTACAGTACCAAATAAAACCATTTTGTGCTGAACCTATATGAACACAATGTTTTTTACACTTTTTGCATTTCTTATTGTATTGCATATTTCCCAAAATTTGGCTTTGACAATATAGAATAAGTGGCATATCTTGTTGGGTCAATTAGATGATTATTTTTATCGTCTGGAACATTTATAAGTTTTCCAGTCCTATCTTGTTTCCATTTATAATTCCTAAATTCTTGGATTGCATTATTAGATTCTGTTGTTATGTGGATTTTATATCTCCTTAATAAATCAATTCCTGCATTGATAGAATCTTTGCCCTTTAAACTTGGGAATATATTATGACCCATTCTTCTAAGTTCTGCAATCAATCTTGGTTCTGCAGAATCAGCGTAGATTGGATTGGCTGCTAAGTTTTGTTCTTTTAGAAATACATTAATATCATTGGTTGTCATTTTAGTTCTATACAAATGCTCTTTAATATAAAGGTTATGGTCAAGAGTATAAACAGATACTAAAGTAGTTGGGTCATTTGAATAACCAAAGTCCATACCATAAGCTACAAGTTTTGCTTCATAAGGAATTGATTTGACTTCATGATATTTAAATATAGTTGATATACTTGTTGCTCTTTCTCCAAGTCCATAGATTTGCCAATACTGTTCATCAGTTTCTTTTAGTCTTTCAATCTCATGTTTAATAGATTCCTCCAAAAAAGGATTGTCTTTGTAAGTTGTTTTATGAAACTCACAATCTTCTCTTGTAATTACATTATCATAAATCCAATGGTATTCATCAGAAGGGTTGAAGTCAATTATGATTCTATCTTGTGTTCTAAAGATTAGCTGCTGCCAGTCTTCCCAAAGTAATTCATTAGCTTCATTAACGAACAATAGATTTCTTTTTCTTCCTCTAATCTTTTGGGATTGGTCAAGTGATGTAAATTCTACAAGATTACCATATAGATAGTATTCAGAACTACTCTTATTATGGAACTCTGGATTGTAAACATTATGTGATTTAAGTATTTCTAAAAAGTCTCTAAGTACAGTTGCTCTTAAACTTGGAAATGTTTTCCTGCAAATAGTAACTATCTTATTTGTATTTCTGGCACAGTAATTAAATATAATATAGATTAGTATGTTATAAGTTTTACCAGACCTTGTACCTCCTTGTTCAACAACTATCTTATGTTTAGTTTTGTCAAGATGGTTATAAACTATATTAGTTTGAATCTTCTTGTTGGTCAGCATCTTCTGTTTTATCTATTACTTCAATAATAAAATTAGTAGGAGCACCATCAGCACCTGTTATTTCTTGTCTTTCAATAAACCCTCTTTTTTTTCCTTTTGTTTTTAAATAGAATATTGTTGCTGCTGTTGAGTTTGCTCCAATCTGTTTATGCAATTGGCTTTCTGCAAAATCTAATGCAACATTCTGCAGGTCATCCACCTTTGACTTAAAATCTTTATCTTCATTATACCATTCATAGTATGTAGTTCTTCCAACTCCTGCATTCCTACAGGCTACAGTCACTATTCCTAAACTCTTTTCAAGAGCTTCAAGTAATACCTTTTTATGGTGTTCGGTTTTGTTCATTTTATTTTCTATTAGCTATATTAGTAAATGGTACATCTTCTGGGTATGCATCCCATTTTAAATTGTTTCTTTTCCCTTTAATTAAACAAGGACTTAAATATCTATAATTAATTTTATGATGCAATCTTCCTCCATTTCTTGTTTGCTTTTCTGCTATTATGCAGGATGGAAATTGAATAGGTGTAACTAAAGACTTAGATAATAATTTAGTTTGATTATACACATCAGTAAGTCCACCTTTAGCTTTAGCTGATGCAGTTTGTTTCAATACAATACCAGAAGCAAGTGACCCTGTAAAATATCCTTCATTCATTATGTTTACAAATTCACTTGTGTCATTATCTAAAACACCTTTTCTTCCTTTGTTGATGTAAGGCATATTATAAAATGATGTATTCATTGTTTTCTTTCTTAAGACTTTAGTATTAAATCTTGCAAACATATCACCAGTTTGAGACAATGCAAAACTACCAATATGATGTTTAATCATTAAATCTTTAACAGCTAAAAAAGTATTTACTACATCACTAAAATCTGCTAATCCATCATAAACTTGAAAGGGTCTTTTTTCAAATCCATTAGTGTCATCATCCATTACTAAAAAGAAATTAAGATTTAAACTTTTAGCAATATCATAAATCATATTTATACATTGACCTGTTGACCTTCTATGTTCATATGCTTTGTGTACATAATCATAATTATCTATTGAACTTTGCATATTAAAAATGTGTATTTTACATTTAAGTTTGTCCATTTCTGTTTTATATTCTTCTATGTCATCAGCAGCATCATCAAGAACTACATGAATCTTATTAGGATTATATCCATTTTTTATAAAATACTTTGCAGTTTTGACATTAGTTGGTCTATGGTATGAGGGAATAAATATATCAATCATTGTCATCAGTAAATTCAAATACATTTAAAATTCTTAATAAATCATCTTCAATAAATCCATCTATTCCATCATCTGTGATTACAAGTCTTAATCTTTCTATTACTTTTTGTTCTTCTTCTGTTGCATTGTGATGATAATAATTTGCTACACTTTCAAAATCTATTTTAATAAATCTGTATGCAAACATTTTTAATATTTCTTTTTGTTTATCAGAAACATTTGAATTATTAATTACAGATACTTTAGCTTTATATTTAGTTAAGTCAATACAATCATTTAAATTTATATTAGGAACAGCTACAGGTTCATAATAAACAGGGTCATATTTTAAACCAGATAGTAATTCTGTATTTTTAATAGTTGGAACATCTAAACCCCAATCATTTAATTTATCAATCTCCCATGTGTTAGCTAATACATCCCAATCCCATTCACCAAATCCAACATTGTCTTTTATTATAAATTCATTCTCTTGTTCTTCTGTTAGATTATCAGCAACAACAATTGGTATTTCTTTCAAACCTGCATTGATACTTGCTTTAAGTCTCATGTTACCACCCAATACAATCATATCTTTATTAACTACTACTGGTCTAAGTTCTAACATCTCTGGGAATTGCCTTATACTTTTAACAAGTTTACTAAACTTATTGTCTTTAATAATTCTTGGATTGTTAGGATTAGATTTTATAGTATTGATATTTACTTTTTGTATCATATATATATAACGTATTAATTATCAGAATTAATTAAACCATAATTAGAACAAAGTGTACTGACTCTATTTAGTTCTTTAAGCAAACCTAATAATTCTCTTTCATTTAGATTTGTTCTATTTTGTGTTTTCTTGTTTTGTGTATAGCTGCAGTTGTGAATTATAAATTGTGTTAAATTATTTCTATAGCTTACATAATACAAGTAATCATCAATCTTCACTTCTTTTTCTTGTGTTATATCTTATAGGAGAAACAACAGGTTTATCTTCTAAATCAATAGTATCTTTATTAATTATTTTTCCTTGTAAATCA